GTGCGACTGGGCGCGTATTTCATATTGGCGAACATACGGGCATTCTGAAGTATCTACTACGTCAACAACGCTATACCATCACCACTACTCCTCCGACCGTGATCAAGAAGTTTGCGACAGGAAAAGGTAATGCCGACAAACCGAAAATGACTCACGCTTTCCTTGAACAATACCCACACGCAAAAGCCTGGTGCCCCGTATTTTTTCCACGGACCGCCAAGACGGCATCATTTGCGAAATCGCCACTCTCTGACATAGCCGATGCGTATTGGATTGCCAGGCACGCCGCCAACAACGGCGCTTGACAATCTAACTCGTATCAACTATAATTACACTAGCTTCTTAAAGGAGGTCGTATGCGTATTGCCGTGCGTATCGCCGGTTACGCGATCATTGCTGCATTAATATTGAGTGTAACCATTATAATGGCAATTGAAACGGCAAAAGCCACAGTTGTTGTTAGGAACACCGAGTCCATTCAAACGTTAATGACAATGCGCGTTCACTTAACAGCGAAAAGAGTAGCCGAGCGGACAGACCGGATTCGCCGCGAGGAGAAAGAAAAATGCGGTCCACGACCCGAACAGATCAGCGAACGGGGGAAAGCCTTTATTCGACAACACGAGGGGCTGCAACTGGAGCAATATTATGACAGTAACGGATACGCCATCGGATATGGCATGCATACCTGGCAAGGCATGCCAGTCACACGCACCTATCCAAATTCTCCAACCGAGGCAGATGTCGAGAATGAGTTTGAGACGCAGTTGGTGACATACGCACACATCGTAACACAAAGCACCTGTGTGCCACTGACATCGCCGATGTTTGATGCGTTGGTTAGTGTCGCGTGGAATACGGGGCGCGTGAATACGTCCATCGTGCGAAAAGTCGACCAGGGACGCTCTGTCGATGTAAGAGACTTCTTGATGACGGCCACCACACAGAGTCAACGCAATGGGGTACTCGTTAACCGGCGACTTCGTGAATATATTATGTTCACCGGCGATTATGACCTCGCAATGAATCGTCAGATGCCGGCAGACCAATTGTTGCAACACATGTCGTATGGCAATTGAGCCAAATCATAACATAAAAGGAATATTATCAATGCTAGTAGTATTTGAAACAATCGTCAATAAATTCGGACCGTGGTTCATATGCTTTGCCATGATCAGTGTCTTCCTCTACGAAGCGCACAGACATGAGGAAACGCTTATAGCTATCAATAGTCAGCTTTCCAGCGCACTTGAATCGGTAATCAAGGCACATGAGATGCAGACTGAGTTGCCACCGATACAATAATGTGGTATAATTACTTATGTCAGAAATAAATATAAAAGTGGGTACAACGACGCCGCAACTCTTTATTGTGGAATCACTCCTCACGTTTCGCATGCGATACTTGGTGGAAAGCGAAACGGCAAAGGGGGCAGAAAAAGTCGTGAGCATGCAGCCGGACGATGAGGAGTGGCAGCAGAAATTCATGGGTAATACCGTTCTTACCTCACAACCAATATCTCACGAGGAAGCCGAAAAGATACACACGAAGAAGGATTCCTCATGGATGGGTTCTGAATGGATGCCAATAGATTCGATGATCACGAGGTCGAAAGACGGAATATGAAGGTTATTCTTCCCGAGAATGAAGTGGCCCCGTGGCCACTTGTGCCGTCCACGGATACGTCGCCAGTGAAACTGACAATGGAGTCGGTCCCCTCTCCAGACACACTGCTGGCGAGAGCGGAACTGCAATCCAAAGAACTGGCTCGGCTGCGCCATCTTCTCATGCGTCAGAAACGGCAACAGCTTCGAAAAGTCGGCAAACAAAATCTAAAGAGCAAGAACCGGCGACGCAAGGCTATCGCCGCACGGAGTCGCAAACGTAACAGATAAGAGAGTTGGAGTGAGTATGTCTATTGCAGTAACAATGCCATCTCGGCGTGTTGTACAAATTGTAGGGGCGATTGCCGTTTCGGGACTCGTCTTTGCCGCAGGGCGTCTGAGTGGACCAGATGAGGCAACGTCAGTTCTCGGCATCGACCATCCCGCGCCAAATGTCACGACCATTCAAGTGCCCGTGGGGTCGCTGACACCCGATGCCGTTGATGATTACGTCGAACCGGTCTACATGGATCTCGCGAATGACCTTCTCGCAGAGAACGAAGAACTCAAAGTGTTGGTGGAGGAGTTGTCGGTCTCGCTCGCAACAGCGACCTCAGAAGGTCGCGGCGATGTTGTTATAACACCCTTTGAAACGCCGCTACCGAGACCGATCTTCCGCCTTGGGTATATTCCCACAGGCACCCTCGCACCGCCGCCCACGTGGCCGCTCGCAGATACTTTCGTAGAGGCACCACCACCTATTCAGTCTCGCGTGGCGTTTAATGACTTCCGGCTGAATTTTCTGGCTGAAGGCACAGAGGCAGAATATACGTTGTCGCAGAAATTTTTGATTATGAATACCACAGGGCGCAACGAAAATAATGTGCCGACCAATCTGATTCGTTTATTCGAAATCGGTCCAGGTGAGACGCGCACACCCATCCCTGTCACTGAGACAACGACGATTGCGGCCGCAGCTACGCCTGCACATTGGTACATCAAGTTTGGAGTGCAGGGAGGCATGGGACATGTCTCGGGCGGTGGCGAATCGTCACTCACGGCATTCGTCGGAATGCCCTGGCTGAAGCGAGGCATCAATCGCAGCACGGAGAAGACGCGGTGGGCCCTTGCCACACCCGTGGTCGCACACGACTATACCGAGACGAGCTTCGGCGTGCTACCCGTCTCTTTGAACCTCGGCACGATTATGAGTGAGAAACATCTTCTCACCAATATCTGGATTTCTCCGTACATCGGAACAACAACGGGCACCTCGATTAATCGTATCGGTGGGCTCCTCTCTGTGACGTTTTAGTATTTAATACGCCCCTATAGCTCAGTGGCTAGAGCAACACCCTTGTAAGGTGAAGGGCCGGGGTTCAAATCCTCGTGGGGGCTCCACCATATAAATATTGCGATAACTCGTTAAAATTATGCAACATGCCGCGATGGGATTTTTATTGTGAACGTTGTCAAACCACTCGTGAACTGGCTTTTCAAACCTTCCAAAATTCTGAAGACTCTCGTTGTCCTCAATGCGGCGGCCCGCATACACGCCAAATCTCGAAAAGCAATTTCGTCGTTACGGGATATAATGCCAAAAATCAATACTCCAAAGGATAGTGAATAACTATGTCTGATGTGACCACGTCAAGCAAACCCCTCGGTGGTACCGAACTCATTCTCGCCAATCTGCAAGAGGCGCTGCCTGAACTGACCAGTCAGGTGCAGATTATGATGTCACGTCCTGAGACGTATACCTTTGAGGACAGGCCGCGCATACTTTGGTGCCAGGATTTGCCGCAGGACCCCGCATCCGCTGTGCTGAAGGATCAGAGTTATCGCACAAAGTTTAATCACATCGTGTTCGCCTCACACTGGCAGCAACAGCAGTATAATATGTACCTCGGTATTCCATATAGCGAAGGCGTCGTCATTAAGAATGCCGTGCCCTATCGTGAATCGGTTTTTCCCAAACCCTACGACGGCAAGCTCAAGTTCATCTATACCTCAACTCCACATCGGGGACTCGCCATTCTCGGTGCCGCGGCCGAGGTGCTGGCGAAAGAACGTGAGGATTGGGAACTCCATGTGTATTCGTCGTTGAATATTTACGGATGGCACGAACAGGATAAAGAGTTCGAACCGCTGTATGATATCCTCAGAAAGAATCCGCATATCATCTACCACGGAACACAGCCGAATGCGGACGTGCGTCAGGCGCTGGACGAGTCGCATGTGTTTGTCTATCCTTCAGTGTATGCGGAAACCTCCTGTATGGCTGTGCAAGAAGCCATGATGGCAGGCTGTCTCGTCATCACCAGCAATTACGGCGCGCTGCCTGAGACGTGTGCGGAATGGGCGTGGATGTTCTCCTACGATGAACGCCCGGAGGCCATGATCGTCAATACTGTCGGGCGTATGCGAGAGGCGTTGGACACCTACAGCAGCAAGCATACGGAATATACGTTGCGAGCGCAGAGCAATTACTATCAACAGTTCTATTCGTTTGAGTCGCGAATTCCTACGTGGGAGTCGCTGCTACAGTCGGTCATTAAGAAAGGCGCGCCTGTTGAAATGTTGGTGATTGAATAATGTCTGGTATACTTGTACCGTTCGAAACACAAGAAGCACGAAACAAACGGTTGGCGTCGGCCGAGCCCGAGAACACTGGCGCAACACCCGAGGAACGACATGCACGATATCAGCAACATACACTGATTGTCTGTCGTCAATTACTGAAGTACTATAGACAGTCACCGGGCTGGTCCGCTAACTGCGAGAACGAAATGGCAATTGCCGTCACATCACTCAAGAACATTTGCCGTCTGCTTGCGGCACCAACGCCCGAGGTATCACTATGAAAGCACGACAGCTTGGAGAGATTCTCACGCATCAGAAGACACTAACTAAAGCCACGGATAAAGTTGCGTGGCTGCAAGGGCATTATTCGACAGGCCTGACGTATCTGTTGGCGCTGGCCCACTCAGGGGTTGAATGGGATCTACCGGCCGGTGCGCCACCATTCAAACAGGATTTGGGCCCCATCGGATTGACGCCGTCACATTTGCTGCGCGAACTCCGCGTACTCTACCTGTTCGTCAAAGGCGGGTCACCTGTATTGCCGCATCGACGCGAACAATTGTTTCAGCAATTACTGGAGCGACTTCATAGTGGTGAAGTGGCGATTGTGATGGCACTGAAAGATGGCAAATTCCCCAGCACCTATCGCTGCACGAAAGCTGTCGTCAACGAAGCGTTTCCGGGTCTACTGGATCAGCCGTTCGACTTG